AAGACATACACCTTCGCAGATCTGGAGGTGTCCGATGAATAAACTGACGCTCGGCAGCCTGTTTGACGGCTCCGGCGGTTTTCCTTTGGGCGGCTTGATTTCCGGCATTGCTCCCGTGTGGGCATCAGAAATCGAGCCGTTTCCTATTAGGGTGACCACCAAACGGCTGCCTTTTATGAAGCACTATGGCGATGTTTCCAAGATGGACGGCGGGAGCATTGAGCCTGTGGATATCATCACGTTCGGTTCGCCGTGCCAGGATATGAGCATAGCCGGTAAACGCGAGGGTCTGGACGGTAACCGCTCCGGGCTTTTCTATGAAGCCGTCCGAATCATAAAGGAAATGAGGTGTGCCACCAATGGCAAATATCCAAGATACATCGTGTGGGAGAACGTCCCCGGGGCATTCTCCTCAAACAAGGGAGAGGACTTCCGATGCGTCCTCGAAAGCGTCTGCCGCATCGCAGACGAAACCGTATCTGTTCCTTCAGTTAAGAAGTGGCAGTCCGCAGGAAGCATCGTGGGAGACGGTTACTCCGTTGCCTGGAGAGTGCTTGACGCTCAGTATTGGGGAGTTCCCCAGAGAAGAAAACGCATCTACCTTGTCGCAGATTTTGCAGGCGGGAGTGCCGGAAAAATACTATTTGAGTCAGAAGGCGTGTCTGGGTATTCTGCGGAGGGCTTCCGCGCGTGGCAAGGAGCTGCCGCTGATGCTCAAGAGGGCTTTGGAGAGACAGACACTTTCTGCCTGAACGACCAGGGCGGGCAGCGGATGGACTTGACCGAGGATGTGACGAACACGCTCCGTGCGGAAAGCCACCATCCTCCGCTGGTATTCGAGAACCACTCGCAGGATTCCAGATACACGGGACCGCTCGATGTGGCGCAGACTGTCCTTTCCACTTTCGGCACGGGCGGCAATAACCAGCCGTTCGTGGTGGAGACACCGAAGACTCTGAAGATTCGCTCCGGCTGCGAGGGCGGCGGCAAGGGTGCGCTGATCCAAGACGATAAGTCTGCTACGCTCGGATGCAATAACGACCAGACATTGTTCGTTCCGACCGCTTTCGGCATCTGCTCCAAGGAGAGCAACTCCATGAAATCTGACAATCCGCACAGCGGCTTTTATAAAGCCGATACCTCGCGGACGCTTGACGGAAATGGTGGCAATCCCTCCTGCAACCAGGGAGGCATGGCTGTGGTGGCTCTTGAGGGCAACGGCGCAAGGCCGTCCCATAAGGGCAGCGGATACTCCGAGGACAACGTCAGCTTTACGCTGAACGCAACGGAGCAGCACGGCGTGGCTTACGGCATCGACAGAGCTACCTATAACATGGGGCAGAATGCGCAGTTCGGGATCGCGGTCGAGGAGGAAGTCGAGCCTACGATGGTGGCGAAGGGACCGGGCGCGGTGGCGCATCCCGTCTATACCACGAGCAAGAATTCCTATCATATGGAAGCCGAGGAGGACGTGGCGAACACGCTGGTCGCTACGGATTACAAGGATCCACCGACTATCTCGGAAGAACCGTACTACATTGTCCGCAGGCTCACGCCGACCGAGTGCGCAAGGCTGCAGGGCTTCCCGGACTGGTGGTGCGATGATCTCGGCACGGCAAAGCCGTCTGATGAGGAACTGTACTATTGGTACAAGGTGTTCGAGACATGGCGGCTGGCAACCGCTCCCGACAGCAAGCCCAAGACTTCAAAGCAGATAAAGAAGTGGCTTGCCAATCCGTATTCCGATTCTGCGGAGTATAAGATGTGGGGCAACGGCGTGGCTCTGCCGTGCGTGGTTTTCGTGCTTTCGGGCATTGTGTATTACTCACAGTTTCCGACCGAATAATCCGGCGGTAATTCTACAGAGAAAAATCCGATATTCGCTTGCTATTCCGGGCTTTTAGAGTGATGTATATACACGCCGAAAGGCACAGAAAACAAGCGAAAACGGAGGTAAACGCAATGCAAGTAAAGTACAACGTAACAGGCGCAAAGCGCAAGGAACTGGTAAAGGTCATCGCCGACACCACGGGAGCGAAGGCAGAGTACAAATTCATGCCGACCTGCAACTACGAGATCGACTACTTCACGGTCACCAAGGACGGAACGCTCCTCTTCGATGACCGCGCCGACAGCGAGGAGGTAGAGCAGGTGCTTGAAGCCATCGCTGCCGCGGGTTTTGAATGTGAGCCGCAGGACGGCGCGGACTCGGAGGTCGAGGAAGAATCCGAAACCGAGGACAGCGCGGCACAGGCCGCCGCAGAGGGGCTTACGGTGGCGGTTCCGAGGGACAGCCTTTCGGACGCAGCCCTTGAGAACCTTCAGAGGATCGTGGATTCCAAGGCGGCGCTCATCAAGAAAGCCATCGGCACAGACAGCCTTCCGATTGAGGTGACGGACGAGAAGGTATCCTTCCCTTGGTTCACGGAGATGGACGGCGATTCCGCAAAGGCATATATGCACCTTGTTTCCGCACTCTGCGAGATGGCGAGGAACGCCAAGCGCGTGACCGCCACGGAAAAGGAAGTGGACAACGAGAAGTACGCATTCCGCTGCTTCCTCCTGCGGCTGGGCTTCATTGGCGCGGAGTACAAGGTCGAGCGGAAAATCCTGCTGAAGAACCTCACGGGTTCCTCGGCTTTCAAGAACGGAGGTGCCGACCATGAGATTTCCGAATAAAGAAACGGTAGAGCGTATCCGCAGGGAGTACCCTGCGGGCGCACGGGTGGAACTGGTGCGGATGGAGGATGTGCAGGCTCCGCCTGTCGGAACGAAAGGCACCGTCCTCGGCGTGGACGATACCGGCTCCCTCCTCATGCGGTGGGACACGGGCAGCGGACTGAACGTGGTCTACGGCGAGGATATCGTGAAGAAACTCGCCACGGTCACGACCGTCTGCTACGGCGAGAAAAAGGTATGGGATTCCCGCAAGGAAGCCGCCGACTTCTTCCTGCAGGCCATCGCGGGAACGGAAGGCGCGGAGTGCGAACGCTATACCACGATTTATACAAAGCTGGTATCGGGATTGGAGGTGTGCAGCGATGACGCAGACGATTAACAACAAAGTGCCGTGGGCGCTCCCTCATGTGTACGACTACATGGAAGGACGGGACGCCGACAGCTATTCCTATCCGCAGATGAGCGGAACATATAACGGCAGGCACTATCTGACGGCGTATAGCAAGCAGCAGAAAACCGAGTTTGAGAATATCATCATCGACCATGATGGCGGTGACTACGCCAGCGCATCCGGCATCGTGTCCATCGAGAACGGCATCGCCACGCTCGGAGACGAAGGCTCGGTCACATACCGCTTTACCGTCAGCACGGCGGGAACCTACGATGTGGCGGTGCGGCTCTGTTATCCCTTCTGGGACAAGAACGGCATCTATGTTTCGCTGGACGGAGCGACCACGCATTATACGGAACGCCGCCTGTGGTGGCCGTATTGGAGAAGCACCTTCTGGACTTCGCTTGCAAGCGGCGTGAGCCTTTCGGCGGGAACGCACACGATAAGGATTTCTGTCGATGTGAAGGGCGTACAGTTTTACGGTTTCCGCGTCTGTTCGTCTTTTTCGGAAGCGCCGTCCGCGGGAGACGCGACTTATTCCTTCTCGCCGAGGCAGTTCAAGGATGTGGAGGGCAACATGGTCGGTCCCGACAGAGGATTCCGTCTCACGCTTGAAATGCTCCGCAGGAAGCCCGACTCGGCTCTCGTGTGGTACGAGGACTTCCGGGACTACGGCGTACTCGAAACAAACTACTGGAAAATCCTGTCCGGCTCCTTTGAGGTGTGGCGGTCGGAGGAATACTCCACGGAGCGCGTTTACTCACAGCTTGACGGCAAGGGTCAGCTTGCGTGGCAGTATGACGGTTTCTCGGACATCCACCTCCGGGCAAGGCTGGCGTTCCCCGCTAACGGCAGCGGACGGGCGGGCGTATTCTGCGGTAACCTGTTCTGCTGTCTCAATTACGACAGTCAGACGGTGGAGTTATACAATGGCTCCACGCTCCTCGGCAGCTACGGTCAGGAGATACTGCGGACGCCGAACGCCAACCTTCGTGACGATCCGAATATGTACACGGTGGAAATGCGTATCCGCGGAAACAGGGTGCGCGTTTATTCCGGCTCTTCCTATACGCTGCGGTTCACGGCAACGGTCAGCGGCTTCTCCGGCGGTTATGCGGGATACCGCTCCGACAACCGCACGGTCTGTGAACTGATGCGTTTGGGGGACGCCTGGACATACGAGCCGTATGAGCGGTTCGATGTGGTCATGCCGGACGGAACGCAGAAATCCTACGGCCGTATCAGCAGGAGCAACTGCACATGGGACAGCGAGTTCCAGGTGTTCACGCTGACGGCTGATGTGGAGGAATCATCCACGAGGAGCGAGGACATCTCGATGGATTACGACTTCTTCCATTCGGACGATATGCTCTCGCTTTCCTGCGGCAACGACTACCAGGCAACGGTCATACCCGTGGACATCAACATCTGGATATCGCGGCTGTTCCTCGGCGATGCGGACGGATTCTCCATCCTCTATTACCAAGACGTGGACTCCCTCGTCTATTGGGCAAACGAGGCGGCTTATCGGTGGAAGCTCCGGGGGATGTGTATGTGGTCCCTTGGGCAGGAGGATTTGCGGCTGTGGGAGTGGCTGCCGAAACAGGTATGACAATATAACACAATACGACACACTATCTTTCGGAAAACGGCGATTGCTTACGGGCAGTCGCTTTTTTCATACCAAAAACGCAAAGGAGGACAAATCTTATGAAAGAGTTCTGGAACACGATTCAGGTGATCATCGCGGCAATCGGAGGATGGCTCGGTTACTTTCTCGGCGGCTGTGATGGTCTGCTCATCGCGCTTGTGGCTTTCGTGGCGATTGACTACATCACGGGCGTCATGTGCGCCGTTGCCGACAAGAAGCTCTCAAGCGAAGTGGGCTTCAAGGGCATCTGCCGCAAGGTGCTTATTTTCCTGCTCGTGGGGATCGCCAACATCCTCGATGTGCAGGTCATCGGCACGGGCAGCGTCCTGCGCACGGCGGTCATTTTCTTTTACATCTCCAACGAGGGCGTGAGCCTTACGGAGAACGCTGCGCACCTGGGACTTCCAATCCCCGAAAAGCTGAAGGCGGTGCTGGAGCAGCTCCATGACCGCGAAACCGATGGAAAGGACGGTGACGAGTAATGGCTTACACGAACAGCCCTATGGTGGCTTACACCAAACTCAGCCCGAATCATTCCGGGCAGCGGACGCATTCCATCGACCGCATCACTCCCCACTGTGTCGTGGGACAGTGTACCGCAGAGGGGCTTGGCGAGTGGTTTGAAAAAACTTCCACGAAAGCGTCCAGCAATTACGGCATTGATAAGGACGGCCGCGTCGGGATGTATGTTGAGGAGAAGAACCGCTCCTGGTGTTCTTCCTCAAGCGCGAACGACCAGAGGGCAATCACCATCGAGTGCGCGTCCGATACCACAGAGCCGTATGCGTTCCGCGACATCGTTTATCAGATGCTTATCAAGCTGTGCGTGGACATCTGCCAGCGAAACGGCAAGGACAAGCTGCTGTGGTTCGGCGATAAGGACAAGACGCTTAACTATGAGCCGAAGTCCGGCGAGATGATCCTGACCGTTCATCGGTGGTTCGCAAACAAAAGCTGTCCCGGCAACTGGATGTATGCCAGGATGGGCGATCTTGCAGAGAAGGTCACGGCGGCTCTCGGTAGTGGTACCGGGGGTTCCGATGGTCCCACAACTACACAGGGAACACAGGCTTCTGCCTTTTCCGGGCTTTCCGAGGCGGATGTTGTAAAGAGTGCGGGGACATTGTTTACTGCCGATCAGAAGAAAATGGGCATCCTCGCATCGTTTTCAATGGCGCAGTTTATCCTCGAATCCGGCTACGGCAAATCCGAACTGGCGCAGAACGCAAATAATGTGTTCGGTATGAAATGCTCCCTCTCCGGCAACACATGGAGCGGTTCGACATGGGACGGACAGAGCAAGTACACCAAGCAGACGAAGGAGCAGCACACGGACGGCAGCTACGAAACAATCACGGCGGACTTCCGCAAATATCCGTGCGTGGAGGATTCCATCGCCGACCATTCCGCTTATCTGCTCGGCGCAAAGAACGGAAACAAGCTCCGCTACGAAGGGCTGAAGGGATGCACGGACTACAAGAAAGCCGTGCAGATCATCAAGGATGGCGGCTACGCCACGAGCCTTACCTATGTGGAGAACCTCTGCTCCATCATCGAGCGGTGGAACCTCACGCAGTACGATGTGAAGGAGTCCGAAACGCCTATCGCATGGTACCGCGTCCGTAAGACCTGGGCGGATTCCAAGTCGCAGAAAGGTGCGTTCAAGATTCTGGAAAACGCCAAGAAGTGCGCGGACGCCAATCCGGGATATAGTGTGTTCGATGTGGACGGTGTAAACATCTACACACCGAAAACAACTGCTCCGGCGGCATCGGCTGGTGTTCCGTTCCTTGTGAAGGTCAGCATTTCCGACCTTAATATCCGCAAAGGACCGGGGACGGATTACGACAGGACGCAGTTCATTCCCGTCGGCATCTACACCATCGTGGAAGTCAAGTCTGGCAAAGGCTCGACCGCAGGCTGGGGACGGCTGAAAAGCGGCGCGGGCTGGATTTCGCTCGACTTTTGTACCCGCGTCTAAAACTTTATATCTGCGCATACGATTGCCTGTGGGTGTTCTTCGGAATGCTCACAGGCTTTTTTTATTTGCATACCCTCAATCCCGGCCGCCTTTTTCTGTTTAACCATGAGGATAGGAATCCTCGGATTGGAGGAATCTTCATGACCAATGAACAGAAACGCACCATAGCGGAACTCCGCTCCAAAGGTGCGACCTATGCAAAAATCGGCGAGGCGCTCGGTATCTCGAAGGATACCGTGAAAAGCTACTGCCGCAGAAATAATCTGTCCGCTCCGCAGGATACCCCTGCCTCTGATACCGCTCCTTCCGTCTGCCGGGAATGCGGCGCACCTCTCGTGCAGACAGAAAAACAAAAGACGCGGATTTTCTGTTCCAGGGAATGCCGTGAGAACTGGTGGCATTCTCACCCGGAGCAGATAAAGAAAAGAGCCGTGTATGATTTCCGCTGCGCCGGATGCGGTAAGCCTTTCTCCGCCTACGGAAACAGCCACAGGAAATACTGCTCCCACGATTGTTACATCACGGCTCGGTTCAAAGGCGGTGGATGCCATGAGTGAGCAGGAATTTGACCGTGAAATGCGGTATCAGGCCGCCGTTCAGATTGCGGATGCGCTTCTCAAAAAGGGTTCCATCTCGGAGGAGGAATACCACCAGATCAAGACAAAACTCCTCGAAAAATATCGCCCGACTTTGTCTACATTATTATCGGGAAAACCCTTGATATAACTGGCTTTTAGAGTGATATATAGTGTCGGAAAGGAGTTGATTTTATGCGGAAAATCACCAGGTTAGAGCCAAAAAAGACAGCCCTTCCGACAAGGAAAAAGGTCGCAGCGTATGCCCGTGTCTCGAAGGACACGGAGCGGCTTCTGCATTCCGCATCCGCACAGGTCAGCTACTACAGCGAACTGATACAGAAAAACCCCGAATGGGAATATGCAGGCGTGTATGTTGACTGCGGAATAACGGGTACCCTCACCTACAAGAGGGACGAGTTCAAGAGAATGCTCACCGACTGTGAAGCCGGAAAGATCGACATCATACTTACCAAGTCAATCAGCCGATTCGCAAGGAACACGGTCGACCTTTTGGAAACAGTGCGCCACCTCAAATCCATCGGCGTGGAGGTGCGGTTCGAGAAGGAAGGCATCCATTCCTTTTCCGAGGACGGAGAACTGATGCTTTCGCTCCTCGCTTCTTTCGCGCAGGAAGAAAGCCGCAGCATTTCCGAGAATGTGAAATGGGGTATCCACAAGCGGTTCAAGAGCGGCGAGATTGGCGTGGCCAACAAGCACATCCTCGGCTACCAATACGATGAGGAGCAGAAAAAGTACATCATCATTCCCGAAGAAGCCGAATCGGTCAGATGGATGTTTCAGATGTACATCGACGGCGTTACCCTGCGGGACATTGCAGATAACCTGAACAACGCAGGCATCTGCACCATCCTCGGTAACGATTTTCAGGAAGCCTCGGTGCGGCAGCTTATTTTCAACGAGGTCTACGCCGGGGACATCAGACGGCAGAAATGCTATGTGTCCGATCCAATCAAAAAGGACAAGGTTCCGAACCGCGGCGAACTGCCACAGTATTACATGGCTGACTGCCATGAGGCAATCATCGACCGCGACACCTACGCAAAGGTCAAGGCAGAGATGGAACGCAGAGCCTCGCTCCTCAATCCCACCTACTGCTTTACCAAGAAAATCCGCTGCGGTACCTGCGGAGCGCAGTTCACCCGCAAGAAAGGAAAAGTCAGAGGCAAGACCTATGTACATTGGATTTGCCGGAGCAAGAAGGAAACCGGGATGACCTGTTCCAGCGTGAACTTCAGCGAGGAAGAACTGAAAAACATCTGCGCCGATGTCCTTGAGACCGATTCTTTCGATGAGGAGATTTTCGAGAGCCGGGTCAAGGACATCATTGTTCTGAAGAACGGCGATGTAGAGTTCCACCTTGTCGGCGGCGAGACACGGCGATGGAAAAACCTGCATCTGAATCCGCCAAGGCATAAGGTCACGCTCACGGATGCATTCCAGGGCAAGATACGATGCGCCAAGTGCGGCAACACCTACCACCGCGTCAATTCCGCAAACAAGTGGGTGTACTGGTACTGCATGGGAAAGAAGAAAAAAGGAATGACCTGCGACAACATCAATTACACCGATTTCCAGCTACGGCAAATCACGGCGCACATCCTCGGCTTGGAGGATTTTGATGAGCAGGTCTTTTCAGAACAGATCGAGGGCATCACCGTTCTTGAGGACGGCAACCTCGAATACCACTTTTACAAAGGGAGGACAGAGAGATGGCAAAGAGTGTGATAACCATTCCTGCCACCAAGAGCAAGTACACGGCAACGCCGCTGTCCTGCAAGAAAAAACGGAAGGTCGCAGCATACGCCCGCGTCAGCACAGACCACGAGGAACAGCAAAGCAGCTATGAAGCGCAGGTGGACTACTACACCACCTACATCCAAGGCAGGGATGATTGGGAGTTCGTTTCCGTGTATGCGGACGAAGGAATAACCGGCTGCAACACAAAAAAGCGTGACGGCTTCAACAGCATGGTGGAGGATGCGCTGGCGGGCAAGATCGACCTCATCATTACAAAATCGGTCAGCCGTTTCGCCCGCAACACAGTGGACAGCCTTACGACCATCCGAAAGCTGAAAGAACACGGCACGGAGTGCTATTTTGAGAAAGAGAACATCTGGACGTTCGACGGCAAGGGAGAGCTTCTCCTTACCATCATGTCGAGCCTTGCACAGGAAGAAAGCCGCTCCATTTCGGAGAACTGCACATGGGGACAGAGAAAGCGGTTTCAAGACGGAAAGGTCACGGTTCCGTTCGGACGGTTCCTCGGCTACGACCGCGGCGAGGACGGCAACCTTGTACTGAACGAGGACGAGGCACAGATCATACGCAGGATTTACGGATTGTTCCTACAGGGACGCTCACCGTATGCGATTGCGAAGGTGCTGACTTCCGAGGGCATCCCTACGCCCGGAAAGAAAAAGACCTGGTCGGCATCTACGGTCAAGAGCATCCTCACGAACGAGAAGTACAAAGGCGACGCCCTTCTGCAAAAGGTCTACACCGAAGATTTCCTTACCAAGAAGAAAATCAAGAACGACGGACAGGTTCCGCAATACTATGTGGAGAACAATCATCCAGCCATCATCGAGCCGGGAGTATTCGACAGAGTTCAGAAGCTCATGGCGGTCAGACATCCCGGTCAGAACCGCAACAGCAGCATCAGCCCTTTTTCAAGCAGAATCAAGTGCGGCGAATGCGGTAGCTGGTACGGCTCGAAGGTGTGGCACTCCAATGACAAGTACAGAAAGGTCATCTGGCAATGCAACCACAAATTCGACGGGGATTGCAAATGCGGAACGCCGCACATCACCGAGGATGAGATACGGAGCCTTTTCATAAAAGCAATGAACATCCTCATCACCGAAAAGGATGCGCTGATCGAGGATTTTGAAGCCATCAAGGACACGGTCTTCGACACCTCCGCGCTTGTGCAGGAACGGACAGACCTGCAGGTCGATATGAACACGGTGGCGGGACTCATCGAGGAATGCATCGCGGAGAACGCCCGCATCGCACAGGATCAGGGCGAATACCAAAAACGCTACGACAGCCTCGCTAAACGCTTTGACCGCACGAAAGACCGCCTCGAAGCCGTGGAGCGGTCGATTGCGGAAAAGCAGGCTCATCGTGAAATGGTCGAACAGTTCCTTTCAGAACTCGCCAAGCAGGATGCGGTCACGGAGTTCACCGATGAACTTTGGTACAGCATGATCGACCATGTGACCATTCACAGCAAGGACGACATCCGATTCACATTTCAGAACGGCACAGAAATCAGGATGTAAGCACAGCGCACTCCGTTTCCCGCGGAGTGCCTTTTTCTGTCTTGTGAACCCTTCTCCGAAAATGAACCCCTACATAAAAAATGAACCCTACCGAGGGTAGGGAAAATCAAAAGGTATAGGAATAATCAGATTGTATCAAATCTCGTGTTTACATTTCCACATAAAACTTGGTGTTGCGGAAACCGTTGTCAGCGGCGAACTTTGAAAGGATCGCCTTCTGGTTTGTAATACTATTGCTTTCCCCGTGAAGCATATCTTCCTGCGAGAGACGGCAATAGAGTG